TAGTTTAGTGAATTCTGCTGTTTGGTTTTTATTATGTTCTTCTTTGTTCTGGAAGTAGTTATCTACTAAGGCATCTATCATTACTAGTTCATCAATAGTAGCTACTTTTATTTTGTGCATTAGGTTATCTATTTTGTTTAGTACATTGGTACACATTTCGGGATTGTTATTGTACACACTATTAAATCCTTCTTGATATATCCCTTCCAATAGTTTTGATGTCTTATTTACTTGCAGCTTTACGTTTTGTTTAAATGCTTTACTGCCTTTTAAGTCATCGTTTGCTTCTAGTAGTAATTGACTTATTAATACGCATTTTAAATAGCTTAGATGCCTATGTGTTATTGGGTCATCTTGTACCCCTCTTACTTGTTCTTGGTGTTCTAGTTCTTTTTGTTCCATTTGTTTATAGTATTCTATTTGTTTTTTTCTATCCATTGTTCTTGCTGCTCTCTTAGATATTCTATTTCACGCCTTAAATAATCTGCTGCTTTTTCTAAGTCTTTTAACTCATCGTCTTTTTTTCCACTTCTGCAAATATACTTAATTATATTTCCCCTATTGAAGTTTAGTTCATAATCTTTTATAAAGTCTATAACGTCATAGCCTTTTCCGTTCTCGTAATGTAAATAAGTTGCTCGTTTCATAATTTTATTTTATAATAATGCTAATATTCTTAAATCTTCTTGTATGTCTTTAATCATTGCTAAAGCGTCTTTATAGTCTTGGTTCTCCATAGCTTCAATAACTATGTCTAGGTCATATACAAATCTAATCATTTGTTCTAAGTTTTAATAAGTGATAACACTCTGCATACTTCTGACGTGCTTTGCCTTTGTATTCTTGTTTAAATAATTCGTACATTTTTTTAGTGTATTGGTATTTTGTATCACATTCAGCTAAATATTTTTCTGCAAACTTTTTTCCTTTACCTTTAAAGTAGTTTACGTTGTCGGCTGTATCACCAATTATCATTTGCTCGTAGAAGTTATATAAAGCCTCGTCATCGCTTATATCTAAAACCTCTTTATGTTTGTAGTGATAGTTGTACATAAGACAAGGAAATTGCTTATAGTCCTTATCGATACTTACTATCATAACATTATCACGCCCTAGCTCGTTTGACAACTCAAACCAATATCTAGCAACCATATCATCCGTTTCTATTCCGTAACCCCAAACGCTGTCGTATTGGTCTTTAACGAATTGATGCATCTCATTTAACAAAGGTGGTAACTCTTGCTTTTTCCTATTGGCTTTGTAATCGCTTGTAATTAGCTTTCTGAAATTTCCCTTACTACCGCTAAACGTTATTACACGCTCAACTGGATACATATCTTCTAGCTTATTTACTATGCTCATAAACTGCTCATCGAACTTAGCTTGTGCATCTTCTATATCTCGATAGTATTTATCATCTTCTGGGTTTTCTCGTTTCTTATAACAAGAAGCAAAGATTAAACTATCTGCATCTACTAGTAGTATCATTCTAAATCTAAATTAAAGCATTCAACTGAACAATAATAATCCCCATTTGTTTCATCACCACAACAAGCACATTCTGTCTTTGTATCTGGTTCATCTATATAACTATCTAACCAATTCATATTTCGTATTGTTTTAATTTGTTTTCTAAATCTTCTATTTGCTTATTCAAGCCTATAAGCTGCTTGTTTTTTTCATCTCGTATAATTCCTATGCGTTTTGTTAGTACGCTGTTTTCTACGTTTAAGGCGTTTACATATTGACCTATTTCAGTCATTCCCTGTGTAAAGTTTCTTAGTTCTTTATTGGCAGGTTTTTGTTTACTCCATTCCATAACTTTATCAGCTATGTGATTAAACCAAAGGTTGTACGATTGTTTTTGTAGTAAAGTCATTATACTGATAAACCAACTATAAAACCTAAAGTAACTAAAAATGTCGCTAAAGCTATAAGTGAAGCCGTAATAATTAACTCTCTTTTGTCGCTAAGTTCTTTTTCCATTTGCTTTAAATCTTTTTTAGTGTAAACCTCTATACGGTTCTTTCTAGTTTCAATGTGTAGTCCTGTTTTTGTCTTTTTCATAATTATATGTTTTTAATATATTCAATTGTTTGTTTTTTCATATGGTCAATATCTAACCATTCTAATAATTCAATAGTGTTAAATACTATTGTTTTAGGTTCACCATATTCATCCATTCCACTAAAATAAGTTTCGTTATCTTTTGTACTCATAAAAGTGTTAATGTCGTGTAAGTTACTGTATTTCGTTTTCATAATGTTTGTTTTTGTTTTATTAATATACCGCAATATACAACTTTATTTTAATTATAAACAAATTAATTAACTATTTTTTTTATTTATTTTTTCTTTTATATCAAAATAGCTATCCCATATTCCAATTTCTGATTCTTCATTTAAGTTAATTATTGCAGCATCTTGTTCTTTTAATAGATAACAAGGCTTTAAAACTTTCTTCTTAGTCCACAGCGTTGTGTCGGGACAATAAATATCTTTAATCTTTAAGTCTTTTAAGTTGTTTAGCCAAAACATATAATTACCTTTTGGGTCGTTCACTAGGTATAAAGCAACCTTACCTGTTTCTATTAGTTTATCGTGTTTGAACTTCTCTAGTATTTTTGTGTCGTAATACTTATTTCTGAACTTCATTTCGATTACGCATTCCTCGTTTTTTGGCGTTGTTCCTACGGCATCCCAAGATTCATTCCCTTTACCTGTATGGGTTAAGTTCCATCCGTCTAAATTTAAAAGCGTTACAACGGCTTTTTCCCAGTTATGTATTTTTTCTATCATTTTATTTTATTATATATATTATCTAAATCTTTTATCCACATTACTAAAATTTTAGGTTTGCAACTACAAGGTTCGTGATAGGCGTGGTTTAAGTAACGAGCGTGCAGCGTACATAAAAGTCTATACTGTTCTTTTGTTAGCTTAGTATTAACGTTTGCTTTAAAGTCTACCCAAGCATCTTTATCTTCTATTCTCATAATTCTATATTTATATCGTTCCATTCATCACGTCTTTGGTCGCAACCGCAATCGTCACCCCATATTTTTTTTACTAGCCAATGTATGCCAGTGTAATAAGTAATATAATAAACTAAATCCCCTAGTTTCATAAGTTAAATTTTTTAATGTTCCATTTTTTACTAAACCCTATTAAAGTGTCTTTAAGTGTAATTTCTGTTTTAGCGTTCTTCCATTGTTTATCTATGTAAATACTTTCTACATTACAACCGCTTAAAGGTATATCGTTATCGTCATTTTTAAAATTATGTGTAACATATAAAACAACCACTTTTTTAGTATGCCAAGAGTTTGCGATTCTCTCTAAAACTAGTCTTTGTCCTGTTGGTATTTTATTACCTTTGCGTTTAACTTCCATTAAAATAAGAACCTCATTATCAAATTCTAAAACTACATCTATATCAGTAGGATGTATTTTACCGCTTTCAATACCTGTAAAGTCAATACTTTGTCGGACTTGCTTACTGTTTCTAATTAAACTCATAACTTGTTTTTTATATGTTTTTTTGTAATTGTATATGTATTGTAAAGTGAATAATAACTAATCTTTGTGTTCCTGCTTAACTCCGCAACGCTCACGCCCTTAGCCACTATCTCAAACACTTTTTTATCGTACCAATGGAGGTCATTTAAAATATTATCAATTTTATTACGCTGCTCAGCCCATTCAACTTCATTAATACCGCTTTCTTGTATTTCTTTAAGTTCGTTTATATCTTCTAAATAAACTTTCTTTTGTCTTAGGCTTGACTTGTATAAATTCGTGTAAATACCCCTTAGAACCTTATAACAGTAGTAGTGATTTATCTGGTCTTTATAATAAAGGTCTAAGCCTTTTTTAACATCAGCATCAAGCTGTATATACATTTCCATCACTACATCCTCACTCATTGATGGATTGCAGCCGAAACTCTTTACTATGTTATTCCAGTCACTATGCTTTTTATATGCTAGTTCTAAGATTGGTTTCATTTATTTAATTATTAAAATTTGCCCTAACTTGTTCGTTTGGTTTATTAGGAGTTAATGTTCTAGGTACAAAGTATTCCAATGGGTCGTATATTTCGCCAACTACAAAAGGCAAACCAAATTCATTAATACTAAAGCTAAACGTTTCAAAAGCATAACCTCTACTTCGTTTGCAGCTTACGGTTATCCATTCTTTATTTACTGTGTTTATTTCAAGTTGTATTTGGTTTTCTGTCTTTTTTTCAAGGAA